CTACTTTTGCTCTTTGACCTTGAATTATATTTTCATGGCCTCTTGTCCAGTTGATATGAGCAGGTAATGTTTTACTTCCTGTCCAGTCACTCCATGAACCAATTACTTCAATATCATCATATTTCAAAACATCGCTTGCTTCTGATTCAGAGCAATTACATACAAAATCTCCTAGATGGTCTGGAAGATTATATATTCTCTGACATCTTGGACACGTAAATGTTACCATTATATCTTCTCCATTATATCCATTAGTTGTTGTTGTTGAGCTTTATGAAACTTAGTATAACATTGAGCACAATAAAATTTAGTTCCTACTAATAACCATCCTGGATTACTACAATCTGGATTACCACACTCTGGTTTTCTTAATGGTCTACCTTCTTTATCTAATTCTAAGTTATTGAATTTCATTGTACACCTACCACAGGAACAAACGCACATCTACAATTCATATGTACTGGAATTACTCCATCTGATTCTGCTATTGTATAAACACTACCATTTAATGCATCACATTCAGCACACGTTCTTGAACCTAATGATGATACAAATACTACTTTTTCTACTCCTTCCTCTTTATAATAGTCTAAAGAACCACCAACCGCTGTTCTTGTTATTTCAGTTCTTGCAATTAGATTACTTCTAAATTCAGCGCTAACTGCTAACACCTTTTTACCATCCTTCATGTAATATGCATTAGATGGATTTACTCTACTTTTAATTACACTTTCAAACTCTTTAACTGAATAACTATTATTGAATCCATCTTTCATAACTTCTTTTAAATTAGCTATTTGTGTAGAACTTAATTTTCCTAGTTTTAATTCGTCTGTTGTTTTAGCTAATAACTCTACAAAGTTATCTTTATCTATAAAATTATTTATATGTCTTACAAAATCTACATAGTTAAAGTTTAACCATTCATGTAGCTCATAATCTGTAGTATATCCTTCTATTATATGTTTGTGAGTATGATTATTATGTGATGATAGCACTTCATAACTTTGTGCAGGCTTTCTAGTTCCTGGTACTTTAGGTTGAGGCTTATTCTCTTCTTTACCTCTTTCGTTTTTAGGATTATTAGGTGCTGCAGGATTAGTGTCTTCTGGATTTGTTTCTTGTTCCATCATAGCATCTCTCATTGCCTTCTTTTCTGCTTCTTCTTCATCAATAGCTAATTCTAAGTCATCTATATTTCCTAACTCTAATAATTCTGCTATATTCAATTGCATTCTTTTCTTTAATTCGATAGATATTAATGGATTCTTTAACATCTCTATAAGATTAGCTACCTTGTTCTTTTTATCTTCTTCACTTGGCTCATTCCATATAACTTCACAATGTAAATCAAATTCTTTTTTATTTGCTCTTAGAACAACTCTGAATATCTTTTGTTCCATGGTTGGTTCTATATCTTCTTGTTTACTAGATATTGTTCTTTGCCATGTTTCTCTTTGAGTTGTTGCTAATCCTTCAGGTATTCTTCCTGAACCTAATATTACTTCAGGTACTTGTGTTGCCCATGATATCATTTTCTCATCATGACCAAATAACTCTTCGAACTTAGCTCCGAAGTTACCGAAGTCTATTGTTTCTACTTTTACTTCAGGACCAAACGCCCACTCATGTTTATTGTTAAGCCATTCAAACTTAGCACCTAAACTATCTAATTGCTCTTGAGAAGGAAATATACCTGCTTTAAGATCACCAACAGTTGCTATAATTGGTGCTCCTGCCTTTCTTTTAATTAAAGTATGAAGCTCAGTGCTTCCACCAATTAAATTATCAAATAATATTATTGCTGGATAAATAACACCATGTCCATAAGGACAACTACCAATTGTGTTAATTGTAATGATTGCTACTTCATCTGGTTCAAATTCAATATAATCTTTTGTTCTTTCAAGTCTAAAATCTTTAAATGCTTTAACATATTGTCTAATCTTTATTATATTTCCTTTATTATCTCTCTCAATATACATATGATTAGCATTAAGAACTTTAACTTCACCTATTCCACCATTGCCGCCATCCTTTCTTTTATTTTTAGCTAACTCTAAATAGCCTGTTCCTTTAAGAATTGCTTCTCTTACCCATTTTTTACCATGGTGTTTGAAATTAACATCTTCTATCCAATCATCAAGAATCTTCTGTGCAGCTTCGTTCTCTACTACAACCTTAAATCTATTACCCCAAATATAATCAACATACTTATCTACTATAGAAGCAACAATACCTATCTTCTTATACATCTCTTCGATGTTCTTTAAATCAAAGGGATGCTCTTCACCTAAACCTTTTGGAAATTGAGTTTCCTTTTTCTCCACTTCACCTTTAAATTGTTCAGCAACATTAGATTTAGTAGAATTCCATACACTATAATCAGCATCACCACCTCTTGCTGATATAGCAAACGTTGGTAAACTAATAGGTGTAGAAATAGTTTCTCTTTTATTGAATGGCCAATTCATGATTATGAACCTGACTCGTAATGAGCCAGGGAAGGAGGTGTGTCAAAATGTTTAAGTTTTTAACCCACTTAAATGTGTAATATATTAATCTATATATAAAAGTTTTTAATTAATTATATAGTTAAACAAGAAATAAATAAAAAATGGGTCATTATAGCATTATTGTATCGTGAATAATGGTTTCCCACCTATAGGTTTAAAATGATATGCTGCTAATGCTAATGCATCTGGATAATCATCATGCCCACCCTCTGAATGATGTAACTTAAATCTACCTGATCCTGTTAGTTCATATCTAAAATCACTTAATTGATATATTAGTTTTCTATGTTGTGGTATTTTTAATTGACCTTTACTCATTAACACTTTAAGATTACTAAAAATATCTTCTTTGGAATGAATTGTGAATGTAACTGGTTCTATTCTCCAACTACCTAACTGTTCACTAAGATAGTCAGTCACTCCTGCACCTATTCCTGTTTCATCTAAATATATCTTTTCGAAGTCAAACCATTTATGTAAATAAGCTACATATCCACCTGCTTCATTAAGTAACTTATGTTTCATCTCATGAATATAACATACCTTATAAAACGCTTGATTGAATCCTTGTTCAAGTACTATAAACGTTGTTACGTCTTGACCTAATCTAGCAAAGTCTACACCTAATACATATTTACTTTTAGGATGTCTGTTGGTTAATGATAAATCTAATTGTGGTATATCTTCAATGCAATTATCAATTAAGAGTTGAGGAAAATAACAATCTTCATCTTCAATAAAATGAGCTTCATATTCAGTTCTGAATTGCAGGTCTGTAAGAACATCTCTTTCTTCTTCAACTAACTCTTTGTTTAGTTTTCCTTCTTCTACTGCTCTTTCCCAACCAACATGAAATAATTTATATTTAGATTCTCTACCATAACAACTGTCATAAAAGTGATTCTTACCTTTTGGTGTACCAATCTTAATTATATTACCATCAGTTGCAGCAATCATAGGTAACAGAACTTCATTAACTATACTATTTTTAATATATCCTGATTCTTCTAATATCAATAAGTCTGCTGTAAATCCTCTTATGGTAGCTCCTTCAGGACCACATGGTAATGTTACTATCCTAGAGCCATTCTTAAACTTAATTTCAGTTTCACTATACTTAGTGGTCCAATCTAAAATTTGTTTATTACTAACTACTTCTTGTCTTATCTTAGTATATGTCTCAGAACTTTGTCTTTGTGTAGGAGCTATAATCAGAACATTATAATTCTTGTTTCTTAATGCTTTTGTTAAACTATACACAGCAGTAGTTGTTGATTTACCTGATTGCCTACACCATAATGCTGCTACTCTCTTATTAGATTCACATTCAATTACAAACTCTTGTTGATATGGGTATGGTTTAAAATTAAAAAAGAAATCCATAAAATATATTATTTTATCTTGTTCTATTTTAATAGGCCGTATTAATGAATCTTTATTAAAATTGGATGTCTTCTCTTGTGAATGTTTCGTTTCCATTGTTTTTAAGTAATATGTATTTTAATCCTA